AGCACATGCTATTATCAGAAATACCAAACGTTTATCAACGGGCACTCGCCCTTGAGAGACGGATCCGCGTTCGGGAACTCTATCCCGAAGGTGTCATACCCTACCTGGCTCGGCAGGAGTATGCGGGGAGCATCGCTACCCCGAAGGGTCCGTCGGCTACCGTCGCCCCGAAGGTCACGGAACGCTTTGAAGCCAAAGCTCCTCTTTCGACTTACGCAAAGAAGGACTACACCCTGGAATGTACGGACACTATGCAGTATCTTGGAAAGATGGATCCCTATCCTTTCAACAACTCAGTCCCGAAGTTCGACCCCTGGTTCCGCCACGTGTTGAAACAACGTGCGCCACAGGTATCGCTTGATTTAGAGAACACCTACATGCGAGACCCGTGTACTCCCGATCGAGTTATGAAGTTCATGAAACTCTTCGATCGCAAATGGAAACGTATGCCAACGGGAAAATTGATGACACAAGCAAAACAACTTACTGAAGAACTCTTCAAACCCATCGGGTTGGTTGAGCCAATAGACTTTAACTTCGAAGGTTGGCACAAGATCTTACCCCATCTTGACATGTCATCATCCCCAGGATTACCACTCCGTCGTGAGTACGCCACTCAAGGTGAATGTCTTGGACATATTTATGACAAGACCAAGCGATTAAACCATTTCGCCAAGTTTCTCCACCCCGCGGCTGTTCGTGCCCCACCCTGCATGATCGGACTCCGACCCGGCCTCATCAAGAAGGCTGAGTTGCACGAAAAGATCAAAGCACGTGGTGTTTGGGCGTATCCTGCAGAAGTGAAGGTGATGGAGATGCGATATTGCATCCCATTTGTTAAGCGCTGTTCCGAAATGTTCGGACGCATACCATACCCAATTGGTCGCAACATGACCAAAGCTCTCCCATTCTTTATTGACTATCTACTTGAAGACAAGAAGTTCGGTCTTGTGACTGACATTTCAAAGTTAGATACATCAGTAGGTCCCGACTGGATCGACTGGGCTTTCTCTTCAATAAAGAAGCACTTTGACATGGGTATTACTCAATCCGCTGACACTCGAAACGATAATGTATTCGAGTTCCTTCACTACTACTTCAAGCGGACCCCCATCCTCTTGCCTTCAGGTCAATTGATCAGAAAGGCGGGTGGTGTTCCCTCTGGTTCCGGTTTCACTCAGATTGTTGATACTTGGGTCACCACACTTGCGACTGTCTATGCTCGTCTATGCATGGGACACACTCCAGAAGATATCAAGAAGATCTTCGTCGTTGGTGATGACATGGCTACCTCAGTCGAAGCTAACTTTGACATTGAAGAGTTTACCTTTTACATGGGTAGACTTGGATTTGAAGTCAATCAAAAGAAAGTTATGTTTTCAGACAAAGGTATTGAACTCAAGTTTCTCGGCTACTCCAAACGTGGTGGCGGTATTTACCGTCCCATCGAGGAGTTACTCCAAACAGCCTACTTTCCTGAGAAGTACGTTGGCAACCCAAATCGGTCTCGCCAACGCATACTTGGACAGTCTCTCGCCTCTGGTCTATCTAATAGTTTCTTCGATAAATGTAATTATTGGATGGAAGAACTAGTTGGCTTGGCTTCCGAAATCGATCCAGATGAAGTGTTTATACCACAGAAACGCTGGATGCGCATGGTGTTATCCATAGATGAAACACCAACATCAGCAAACGTGTACGACCTGTTTCACTTAGTGTAACACGTACCTCCCTCCCG